CGGAGGCGAGCCAATTAGCTATATGGGTGCCGAGATAGAACACGGGCTAGCCACAGGTACATGCGTCGACCGAGCAGCACGGCCCTGGCCTGACACCACCGCACTCGGCGCAGTAGGGGTGGAGGTGGTGGTATTTCCACGCACAGTCGCTGAGACCACCCACGATTTCATGCTCGTTGTCGGCAGCGTTCCCGACGACCTGTTCGACCCATTTCTGGAAGAGCGCCACATCGTGTTCTGGGATGTCTTCCTCGGGAATGCCGTGGATGTGCAGCAGTGCGGCTCGCAGCTCGGCCATAACGTCAGAGTGGGCGATCTCGGAGATGGTCGCCGAAAGAACAACGGTCATTTCTTCGTTCATGTCATCGTCCCATCTTCGCACCAGCGTCATCGACCAGTTTGCGTAACTGCTGTTCGCCGCTCGCTCCGCGGGCTGCGAACTTCTGACCCCATTTGAGGTCGCATTGTCGGGTCCATTCGAGGACTGCGTCGGGCGAGTAGAGCTGTCGGAACAGGGAGCAGGCGAACGAGAACAGGGCGAGGCTGCGATCATTGTGGGTGGGGCCCTGGTCCCATATGTCTCTGGCAACAAACTTGAAGTCCGCGTCGACACGTCGTTGCGTGAACTTGGGGGTGATGATTGGTCGTGTCGAGGGTGGAGGCTGGTAAAGGGACGCTATTTTGACGATCTGTTGGCGTGTCACCATCGAATCATATGCTAAAGCAGTGAACTCTTCCAGAGACAGGTTGCCCTCAGTCCGCCGTACAGCCTCCTGACGGCCCTGCGGGCGTGACATCGCATATGGGAGGCGTATTCCGTTGCCGAAGCCCTTAGCGGGCATCGTGACCTGTTTCGGGTACACCTCTTTAGTTGGACTTCCGACTATCTGACATGCAGCAAACATGGCGTTGCGCCCCATCTGAGCAGGAAGGTTCTCTTGAAGGAATACCCACAGGTGGTACCCCTTCGACCTGGAGGCTTCAACCCAGGATCTGACACCCATCTCAGCGAGTAGTTCCCTCACGTTGACGGCGTGAACGAACGAGATGTCGCCCTCGTCCCAGTCGACAGCCAGCCAGCCGACATCGCAGCTCGGTGAACCTTCAACCTCCATCAGTGGGTACACGCCGAGGCGGTACGAACCCCACAGGTGGTCATGGGCGGCTTCATGGAAGAAGGCGCCGTCGGCCGGCATGGGTGTGCCGTCGTCGTCACGCCACGGTCGGAAACCACCGTCGACTGTTTCCTTCGCCAGGGCGTTGCCTCGAAACAGGTGACAGAACTTGTCGACCAGGGCAACGCGGTCGTTCACCGCATGTACCTGTCATCGGGAGGAATGTCGTCGTCACGGTAGGAACGGATCTGACCGGTGTGCGGGCACAGAAAATATTCGAAGTCGCCCAGCTTGTTGGGTGGCCTCTTGTTTTTTGTGATCCGAATGTTGACCGACACCGAGTGGTAGCACTTCTCCAAATAGGTGAGCGTCGGGTCATCTCTGCGGCGGTACACGCCGAGGACAGCGAGTGCTTCCTGCTCACCACCGTACTTGCCGGCGGTGATGCTGGCCGGCTTGTGCCGGTCACCTGAGCCTCGACCGGCCTGATGCACGACCGCTAACGGGATGGAAGCTTCTTTGCTCCACCGTTTCAACCCCTGCGCTTTGGCGACCACACCTGTGTGGTCGGATTCTCCTGGCTGGAGTTCGAGGTAGTCGACCATGGCGAAGTCTGGGTGACGCCCCCAGTAGTCCTGCGCTTCTTTCAAAGTGTCAGTCATTTGCGTGAACGTGAGCGCACCGTCGTTGATGAGGATCCTGTCGAACAGGGTGCGGGACGCTGAACGAACTTCTTCCAGCACGGTTTCGTCGCCGTCTTTGATTTGCTGCTCCAGCTCTTCACCGTTGCGGCCGTACGCTATGCAGTGCAGTTTCTGCGCCACCAGTTCCCGTGGTTCGTCAGGGGAGAACAGCAGGATGTGACTGTTGGTGTTGAGTAGTGCGTTGACTATCGAGTTGTACAGCACCTGCGACTTGCCGTTGTGCGAGTGGCCCACAACGAGAAGCATTTCGCCGCGGGCCAGGCCCCGCATGCACAGGTCAACCTCGGGGAAGCCAAGCAGGAACCGTCCGTCGTCGTTGCGGACGTAATCCACGAACGAGTCGAACGCTGTAGCGGTCGGTTCAATGTACTTGTAGTCGGGGGCGTCCCCGTGCTGATCCGAGGACGCCCCTTCGAGTCGGGCAACTATCTCCGCTGGGGAGAGAGCCGCTGGTAGCTCAGGCATTACGCACCACAGCGTGCGTGCATGTCCTCCACGTTGAAGGCATGGATGGAACCGTCGCCGGCCTGGATGCTGGTCGGAGCGTCCGACAACCACAGGCCGATCCGCTTGTTCCCGAGGTCGTACATGGCAGCACCGACCTCGGAGATGTTGAAGTCTGCTGCGTTGGGTGCGTAACCACCGTTGGCTTTGCCGAGAGCTTTCTTCCCAGCGTTATCAAAAACGATGATCTTGCCGTCGTCGGTCTTCTGGCCGGCGCACAAGTACGCAACGTTCCATGCAGCCTGGCGGCCATCGGTGACGAACCCGTTAGCGTCGAGTTCCATCTTCTTGCGGGCACGCCCCGCCGGCTTCGCCGCCGCAGGAGCAGGGAACGGCATCGATGCCGGTGGGGGTGCATCCGCGCCAGGAGCAACAACAATGCTGGCACCTGGGAACGAAGCCTGTACCTGAGCGACAGGGGTTGCTGCCGTGGTCATGGCTGGTGGAGCTGGAATCGGCGGCACTGCTGCTGCGGCAGGCGGTGCTGCGGCCGCTGCGGCACTGCCACCTGACCGGTCAATGATGGCGTTGAAGATTGTTTCCTCGCAGGCAAGGTAGTCGTTGATCCCGTCCCTGCCCTTGCCTGAACACATCAGGGCTGCCCCTTTCGCAGCAACCTGAGCGATGATGGACCTGTCTTTATCATTCATTTTCTTCTCCCCTTTCGGGATTGTCGTTACCAGTTCGCCGGCTTAGAACCGACGCCCAGGTACTTGCCACGGCAGGCAGCCCAGTTGGGACACCAGTCGTCAGAGCATTTCCAGCCATCGTAGCGCAACGGCCACGACGGAAGCTTCGCCTCGATTGTGTCAGCAATCGAGTTGCACATCGGAACGAGCGCAGCCCAGTCCTGAGCGGTACGCGTCACATCAACGACCTCGACCTCACCGTTGGTCAGGTAGCAGAATCGGAACGGTTGCGGCGACTCCAAGTCGCCACACTCATGGGCGCGAGCCAGCGTGTAGATCATGGACTGCAAGTCGTTGCGTCGGATCATCCATGGCTCATCATGCTGACCGGTCTTCCAGTCCCATGTCAGGTCCGCCTCATCCAGGTCGCGTGTGCCGTACAGAGAAATGCGACGCGCCTCGTCCTCATACAGCACAAACTCGAATGACTTCTCGACACCCACAGGGGACAGGTACGGGAACACCTCAGCGCACCACGTCCTGACCATCACCTCGGCCAGCCCGACGGTCGCCTCGGCAGTGGTCGCACCCTTGTTCCACTTCTCGATGGTGCCCTCGAGGCTGTCCCACGACCAGTGGAAAGCCTCAAGGATGTCGTCGGTGGACATCTCATAGCCGGCCATGCGAGCCGACAATGCCGTTTCGATGGCGGCATGCACGGCGGTGCCTCGCACCATCTTGCTGCCCTGCGTGTCGACAGCAGTCTTGTTGCGAATGGTGCGGGCCTGTTCAGGGCACGCCAGGAACGTATTCAACCAGGACTGTCGGAAGCGATGTTCGATCATGCCCACACCTTAGAGGAGGGGTGTGACAGTCAGCGGGGATCCGTATCTGATATCAGATATCAGATATCAGAAGATGGCCCCAGGGGGCCATCATCAGATATATCAGATAGAACCATTCTCGCGCAACCTCTTCTCGCGTGCCCGCAGAATCTTTGCGACACGGGACCGGCTCACGCCGGCCCAGCGCCCCACCTCAGCCTGACTATTCGAGCCACCGTTCACCAACGCAGCGACATCGTCCTCGCGGGCGTCGGACAGCTCCGACCGCAGTTCCTGTAGGTCGCGGTCCAACATGGTTCTCATTCGCATGCGGTCCCGAGGCTTGAGCCTCACCAGGGTTTGTTGCAGCTCATCGAAGGAGGGTAGAAACAGGTGCCCGTCACTCACTGGTTATTCCCCATCCCGATGTTCCTGCTGTTCCTTTACGTCATGCGCCCGTCGCAGCGCGGCGTCACGGTCGGTGTCCCACCCGACCATCACGCCGGTATCCCACACGATCCACCCAGTGCGCTTCAAACCTGCACCGAGATACACGGTCTGCTTCTCCACGGTGACAGCCATGTCACCCTGCACCTTCCGCAGCGAGGATCGCTTCCTTCGATGACGGCTTCCCATTCTGAAGGGTGGGCCACGGCGAAGGATGCAGCACCCCTGCACACTGCTGGCCGATGTGGTACCGGCGTAGCTGCACGTCAGCGACCACCCGTGTGAGGTAATGCTCAGGTTCGACGCTGTTCGACACCGTTATCGTCAGCCCTGTGTCGGTGGAATACAGCGCGACAGTCCACGCATCGAGGTGTACGCGGTACGGAATCATCACGAATCGTCGCCGTCGGACCCGTGCGCCAGGTCGGCCATCGTCACGAACAGGCGTTCATACAGGCCAGCCAACGTCGAATGGGCGCGACTGATCTCAAAGATGCAGTCAGTCATCCGCACCAGTGGTGGCGCATCCTCGGGTGCCAGCATCCGCAGGGTGGGACGGTCATCAGTGTGTTTCACAACTCTTGCCCTTTCGTGGTGTTCCCCCGCCCGCCTGAAAGGGTAGTAAAAGGCGGACGGAGGAACAGTCGGATTGTAACAGGTCGCATCTACTCTACGGTAGACGCTGTCCCACTAGCAACGTCAGTGTTTGGTGCCGCGCCTCAGATCACGCACCATTGCA